GTCGTCATAGGCCACGGGCTCAACCTTGGTCTTGGTCAGAGGGATGTCTTCGCCTTCACCCACGGCGGTGCCGCCCTGCAGGTCGCCGTCAACGGTTGCCTTGTAGGAGACCAGTTTGGTGCCAGGTGCCTTGCGGATGGGGCGCATGATGCCCAGAATGGTGCGCAGAGCGTCCCAGTTCTTCTGGAACTGGGTAACAAAATCCACCTCGCGAATAGAGGTAGTGATCTGGGAAGCAGTGGTAAGATTTTCGGGTGCTGCCATGTGTTACTCCTTTGCTGCAAGCCCGAACGCTTCAGGGTTGGCCGCAATGGCCGCCTGCCGTTCGCTTGCGTCTTTGATGTTGATGATCTGCTCTTTGGTCATTTTGGAGCCGGTGTTGGTGGGCGGGTTGTCCACCTTCGCGCCGGTGGTCGTGGTTGTAGCCACAAAGTCGCCCCACACGTCTTTCTGGCTGTCCATGAACTTCTTTGCGTTCTTGACCTTGCCGTTCTCGTCCAGCTCCAAAGCGTCGATGTCCGCGCCGGTCATTTTTACAACGCGGTCAAAGTGCTTTTCCAGCACACCATTGTCCTTCAGCAGCTGCTTGTATGCCGCTGCTTTCGTGGCCCGGGTGTCCTTCTGGGTCTGCTGGGTCTTGTAGTCGGTCAGGGACTTCTCGGCGGCTTCTTTTTCAGCCTTTGCGCTCTCGGCTGCTTTTTCCGCCTTTTCCGCACGCTGGATTGCTTCGTCCTTTTCATCCATAAGCCCATTTACGATTTCATGGTGAAGCGTCTGAAGCTGATTCACTTTGTCCTTGATGGAAAGCTCCTCGTTTTCCAGAATCGGACGAATGCTTTTGTTGTCGAATGCCATTGGTGATCCTTTCTCTCCATGTACGGAGTGCCATGTACGGCAGTAAGGTGTTTTCTCGGTCATGTACGCCGATATGGTGCCGCCTGTGGGGCTTGAACCCACGGCCCCCGGATTAAAAGTCCGGTGCTCTGCCAGACTGAGCTAAAACGGCATAAAAAAGCGGCTGACGCTGTGCGCCAACCGCTGAGTATTTGGTTTTTAGAGAATCCAATAGAATGTCAGAAAGACGATAGCAACTAAAACGTCAATACCAACAACGGTAATCCACTTTGGCTCTCTCCCTGCAATACCGAGTGCTGTGAAAACGCCAAAATTCCAGAGAAAAAACATGATCGTCCAAATCATCGCCTGAACGATTCTCAATTCTTGCGGAGACGGGTTCATGCTTATTCCCCCTTGTCTTCTTCTAATCTTGCCTTCCATGCTGGGCAAGTATCCTCCGGGTCCGTAAAATCAGCTGCCCGCTCAGAGCCGCCGTTGAAACAGACCCACGAAAATTCATCATGCCAGCAGCAGTTGCAGCAAGTGTTCTTTTCTTCGTTCATTCCTTGTTTCCTTCTTCTACCGCGATCTCTCGCAGCTCGTCAATGTGATTTTCCACCGCCGGGCGGAGGAACGGACGGGGGGCCATGCCCCTGGTAAAGTGCCACTTTCCGTTGAAGTCTTTCCAGACCCACGGCGTTTTGCGTCCGTTGCCTTTCTCGGCAAAGATGCCCGTGCCCAGCTCCACATAGACGCTGTAAAACAGGTTGCTGCCGATGGTCACGGTCTTTTTTGCGAGGTCGATGGCAAATGTCAGGCTCTGCTTGAGTGCGCCGCCCACATAGCCCTCAATGCCCGTGCTGTCTGCCGTGCCTGTGGGCACAAGAAGCTGGGCGTAGTCCTGCACCTTCATGCCCCAGATGGTCAGCACCCGCTCCGCCCACGAGTCCAGCGCTTCATGCAGCTGCGGGGTGTTGTCAGTGAATTTGATGTCGTAGTTAAAGTTCATCGTTTAAACCAGCTATCTACTTTCTTTTGCAGTCGCTTTTGTGCGCGTTCGTATGTAGAAGAGGTAATTTCTGTTTCGCTGCGGCCTTTGCCGTTTGGCTTGCTAGAGTTTCTGTATTCTTCAAGCGACTTATACTTGAATTTTTTTGCTCTTTTAGTTCTTTTTTCCCAGTCTGCTTTTATTCCTGTTGCACGCTCTTTTAGATTGTCCTCAACCCATTTTTGTGGATTTTCTCCGCCTCTGTTTTTTATTTTGTTAAGAAGATGTTCTTTTGCCATCCAGTCAGGAGTATCTTTAACTTTCATATTGGATTCATATTCCATTTTTGCAAGTTCTAGTGTTTCCTGCGATGTTTTATATCCACCTCCGATGGAAATGTTACCAAAAGAGGATTTTCTTGCTGAACTTCCGCTTCCACGTTTGCTCATTGCGCATCCTCCTTACTTACGGCGCTTTTCCCACTTTGGGTTGTCCACTCCAAGTTCTTTGAGAATAATATCCCTTGCGAAAGTCGTTTGCTTTGATGTAAATTCGGGCTTTGGGTAAGCATCAATATCGTGTAACACAACCGCTTTACTAATTCTTTCTTCTACCGCTTGTGTAGCAACCCAAGACTTTTTTAACCCTTCAAACGTGTAATTCTTTGCACCAGCGAAGTTTGGGTTGTTTAGAACCCGTTCTGCTTGCTCCGCATAGTTTTTGTATGTTTCTGTTTCTCTTACAAGCTTTACTGCCTGCGCGATCTGCTTACTTTCGATAGACGAAAATCCAGCCCCTTTCGCTTCGTTATAGTCCGTTTTTGAATAGTCGCCCCCTGCTCTCGCGGAGCTGCCCGAACCTCTTTTACTCACGGTAATGCCTCCTTTCGTATTGAAATGGCTTAATTTTGGTCACGTTCCAGTCGAACTCCGCCGGGCACTTGCCGTACCACAAAATACCGCTTGGTTGCAGTACTTCCAGCGCCTTGCGGCAGTGTTTGGCAAAGCACTCTGCTTCGTATGGGTCAGATTGTGTGCCGTGGCTCGAAATGCTCACGATGGCGTTTCTAGGCTCTCCGTCAAAGCACCAGTCATAGCTTTGCTCACCGCACCAGCAGAGCGTTGGAATGACGTGGATGCCGTGCGCCTGCCAGTATGCCGCCAGCCAGTGCTTTTTGTAGTGCATGAAAAGCTGTACCGCAAGCGGCATATCGCTGTACAAAGAAAAATCCGGCGAGCATACAGCGCCGAACTGCTGCAAAAGGGGAATGTATTTGTCAGGGTTGTTCCAGAACCGTTCAAACTGGTAATCGTCCTTGTAAAAATGCACGCCTTTTGTGGCCTTGTCTTTGGCCGTCAGCGCATAATTGACCGGGATCCATTCCAGCTTGTCAATACGGATGTCCGTTTCCGGCTTGATTTCAGGGATGCCATACTTGCCAACGCCCGGAAAAATCATCTTTTCAGTGTTTTCCATCGGCAAGATCACAGTTCATCCCTTCTTTCATTTTCTGAATCCTTCCATTGTCCTAATAATGCGTTTGTGTGCTCCATGCGGCTTTGCGCCATTTCCGTAGGAAGGCCGCGCGTGTTTTGGCTTAATGTAACCACACGGGGACTTAAAATCACGGCAAAAGTTCAAGAAAAAGTCATCGTTGATTACGACAATTCCAAACTTCTTATTTTTCATGCTTTGCGCTCTCCTTTCTCCGTTTTCTCTCTTCCGCCAACCACATTTGCTCTTTTTCCTTGCCGCCCTTGGATTTATACCACTCGGTGTAGTCCATAACGTGGGTGGTCTCTTTGGTCACATTGTCCCGCTGCATGGCGTTCTGCCGGGGATATTTTCCCAGTGCAGAGGACAGTACGCAGCGGCAGTGGTAGACCATCTCCGGGGCGGCGTTGGGGTCGCCGGGGCGCTGAATCTCGTAGCCCATGACCTTGAACGGCTCGTCAAGTTCCGCCGTTTGCTGGTCAAGCAGGCGGTGCATTTCACGGGTGCGGTAGTCGTGGGTGGAGTTCCACCGCTTTTTGACCTCAATGCCCAAATCCTGGGCGTTGCGCATCTGCTGCAAAGCCCCGGCGTTCTGGGCGCTGGTAAGGGCTGTGATGGCGTTGTTCATGGCCCAGTGGATTTCTGTATCGGCCATGCCGTTTACGGCCTGCACAGCGATGTCGTGGACGCTTTTGCCCTGCACGATGCCCTGCATGACGTAGCGATTAAACACCCGGGCATCATAGGTACGGTTGCTCTCGCTCTTGATGCGCTTGTTGGGCACCAGTTTGGGGTTCTCCTTCAGCAGGAGTTTGACTGCTTCTGTGTTGTACAGGGTCAGCCCGAACGTCATGCCTGCGGCCTGTTCCAGCTCGTAGAAAGCCCAGTTTGCGCCAAAGGAAAAGATGTTGTATTGCTCGTCCCGGGCCAGCTTGTAGGCCGTCTCTTGGGCTGTGGTGCAGGTCTGCGTGATGCCGTCCAGCTTCGAATGCATCAACTCTGACTGAAAGACCTGATTTTGCAGCCAGATGCGATAGTCGTCCTCGGTGATCTCGCCTGCATCCAGCTGCGCCCGTTTGCGCT